ACCGCACTAAGATTCTTAAGGACCGAATCGTATTAATGTGCCTTACTCAAATAGGTGAGCGCCTTATGCTCCCAACTTATGGAACTACTGTGCCATCAACAGTTTTTGAAAACGAGTACGAAGCCGCCACAGCAGCAAAGCAATCAATTGTTGAGGGTTTTTCAAAGTGGTTCCCAGACCTGGTGTTTAAAGATTTGCAGGCAGATTTGGACACTGACACCAGTGACTTGACCCTGGAAATCCACTATAATGACCCTGAAGGTAATCCGCAGACAGTTGGCTTGAGAACAGCCCTGTTTACTCGATACGGCGACATAATAGAAGAGGTAACCGGTGGCTGATTTAAATTACGTACCCCAAATTGACTACACCTCTCGAGATTACCTATCTATCCGAGATGACTTAATTAACCTCATCCCTACCTTTGCTCCTGACTGGACAAACAGAGATGAGTCTGACTTTGGTATTGCCATTCTTCAAATGTTTGCCTACATGGGCGACCTTATGTCTTACTACGTTGACCGTTCCGCTAACGAGGCGTTTATCTCTACAGCAAGTAAGCGTTCTAGCATCCTGCGCCAGGCCGCTCTTCTTGACTACCAACCAACTCTTAGAAACGCTGCTCGAGTTACCCTTACCTTTAGCAACTCAACCGCGTCACCTATAACAGTTCCGGCAGGGACTCAAATAGCGACTTCTACAACCGCTACAGGTGAAGAAGTACCTATTTATTTTGAACTCGACAATGCAGTAGTTGTTCCAGCCCAAGTTGGCGCAACTCCAGGAGCAAACTCTGTAACTGCCACTGAAGGAAAAACTGTATCCAATGAGTTTGTTCGTTTGAGCACAGGTATAGCAAACCAGACCTATCCTTTAGAGCAATCTCCTGTTATTGAAGACAGTATTGAAATTGAAATTGACGGAGTTGTTTATACAAAAGTTCAATACCTAATTGACGTTACAGGAGCTACCCCAGCATTCTCTACTTTTACAGATGCCGATGATATAACCTATGTTCAATTTGGTGACAACATTGGTGGGCGCATCCCTCCAATCAATAAGTCTATTACTGCAACCTATCGAATTGGTGGCGGATTAGTAGGTAACGTTCCTGGCGATACTATTCAAGAGGTTGACCCAGATAATTTGTGGGGAGCCCCTGCTGGATTAACTGTAACTAACGTAGACGCTGCTGCTTATGGAGCTGACGCTGAGTCCACTGACTCTATAAAAATTAACGCTCCAGCAAGCATTAAAGCGCTAAACAGAGCAGTGTCTCCAGAAGACTACGCTTCTTTAGCTCTTCAGGTGAGCGGTATTCAAAAAGCATCTGCAACCGCCGAAAACTATTCAAGCGTTGTTATTTACATGCGTGGCTTTAACGACCGTGGAGTACAAATTGACGGCGTAACTCCAACAACTGACTTTACTAATGCGGCAACACGAGTGTCTAACTACTTAGTAGGTAAAGCTCCAGCTAATACAACACTAAGCATTGCTCCACCAGATTATGTAGGCGTGGACATTATTTGCGATGTTACCGTCCTTCCACAATACCGCCAGTACACAGTGCAGCAAGCGGTACTTGATGCTCTAGGCGATATTTTGTTTATTGACAGTGTGCTGTTTGGAGACCGAATTAGCCTTCAATACGTACTTAAAACAATCGGTTCTATCAACGGCGTAGACTTTACTGAAATGAAAGTTTTGCGTAGAAGCAACAGCAATCAACTGTTTAATCTTAAAAACAAAGCTTTAACAAGCGATGTAGCTACTCTTACAACCAATACCACTCATGACCTAACTGTAGGTCAAACAGTAACTATCAATGGTGTAGACGCCACATTTAACGGCACATATGTGGTCACTGCTGTTCCTAGCACAACTACCTTTAGCTATGTAAAAGTAGCAACTAACGTCTCTTCAACGGCTATAACGGCAAGCTATACAGTTACAAACAAAGCTTTAACTTCTAACCTTGCAACAATTACAACCAGCGTTGCACATACTTTAGAAGTTGGAGACGTAGTAACAGTAGAGAGCGTAGACGCCACTTTTAATGGTAAATACCGCGTTTACTCCGTACCTACAACTACAACGTTTACATATGTAAAAGTGGATTCTAACGTTACATCAGCTTCCGCTACAGGAAACGTATGGGCTACCCCTTACGTACAAGTGTTGAAAGTAGAAGACATCGTATGCGATGTTGACGAGTTACCAGAAGCTGGAGTCATTACTGTTAATGCCTCTGGCGGAATCACATCCTAAGGAGAGACAATGCCAGCATCCTATCCAGCAAGTATAAAATCCTTTAGCACTAAGGTAGACGTCACCGACGTTATTTATGCTTCTCATCCAAACACTATCCAAGAAGAGATTGTGGCTATTCAGTCTATTTTGGGCGTTACCCCATCTTTATCAACAGCTCCAAGCCCAACTGGAACGTTTATCTCTACCGCAACTACCTTCAATACAGTAGCGGCTCGTCTTGCAAACATTGAGACGGGAATTGTTGCAGATGTGCATACTCAGTACATAAATAAAACAAACGGAGCGGTTACTACAGCCTCTACTTCATCTGCTGTTGTTAGAAATATCCACGTTTCAACCGGCACTCCTGCTAGCGGAGACGGTATTAACGGCGACGTTTGGTTAAAGTACGCATAAAAAATGGCGCAATACGTAAAGGTTGGCGGTACTTGGCGCACAGTTGATGAATCAGCTGATTGCGGTTCTGTAAAAGTAGGCGGTACTTGGCGTGCCGTCACCAACACTTACGTAAAAATTGGCGGTACTTGGCAAAGCGTCTGTGTGCCCCCAAGTACGCCAACCCCCACTCCCACTCCCACTCCTACTCCTACTCCTACTCCCCCAACTCCAACGCCACCTACGCCCACTCCTACTACACCAACTCCTCCGGTAACAACTTACTTAGTCCAATATTCAGCCGGAGGCTCTGATGTGTCTAACCTCCCTGGCAATCAAACAAAAATTCAAGGGCAGCCTTTAACTTTAACTAATCAAACACCAACAAGAACTGGGTTTACTTTTGTTAACTATAGCGGTAGCGATGGAAACTCATACTCACCTGGGGGCAGCTACACAACAGACGCAAATTTGATTTTAACTGCTAGTTGGACAACTACACCAACACCACCTACTCCAACGCCACCTGTAACATATTTTTGGCATACAGGATGTTGCAGTACTAATAACGTTCAGTACACAGGTTATAGTACGGTTGACTTTGCTCAAGCTTACAACGCTATGACAGCTCAATGCGCTGGTGGACAAAACGCAATTCCATCTTCAGCAAACGGAAGCTATACATCTGCACAAAGTAATAACGTTCCTTCGTTAAACTGTGCCGCCCCTACACCAACTCCAGCAGTTGGTACAACCTATTGGTCAACTGGATGCTGCCTTAACGGTTTAGGAAATAATCAAGTAATTGGAACTAGCACACAAAGTGCTGGCGCTGCTTCTTCAAACATGACGGCTAACTGCGGTTGCTGCCCAGGAACAATTGATTCTGGAACTGTACAAACTGGAAGTTATACTGGAAGTACCAGCAATATCCCAACTATTAACTGTGTTCAACCAACGCCAACTCCAACCCCACCTACGCCTACTACGCCTACGCCTACTACGCCAACGCCTACGCCAACGCCTATTGTTATTCCTTCTTGCACAAGCTATTCCTCAAGTGCTTCCGAATGTAACGGTTTCCTTTGCTGTCCAATTCCAAACCTTGTTGGTAGCTGTGCCCCAGGATTTGCTGCTCTTGGCTTTAATCTTTCATATTCATATGTTGGAACAACGGATGCTGGATTAGCTGGATGTGTTATTTCTCAAACTCCTGCGGGAGGAACCTGCGGTGACTGCGGAACTACAATTAGCCTTACTGCTTATCAATATCAAGCTCCCCCAACTCCTGTCCCTACCTCAACTCCTTTTTATGGATGCTGCTGTGATGGAACACCTGTAAGCGGCGGCTATAACGGGTCAGGAGAAGCAAGCACCGGTCTTTCTTCTCAATGTAGTAATAAAGGCGGACTTTGCGCTGGGCCACAAGCAAACACGGCGTACACCAATTGCAGTAGTTACGGCACCCCTACCCCTACTCCTCCAACTCCAACTCCTCCAACTTGTACAGAAAGCTGTACATTTATTTATAATGACGGCTGCGATAACTACTCCTGCACAAATTATCAAAACGTTTGCGGAGCTACTGGCAATAAGAGAATATGTACTCCAACACCTACTCCGCCAACTCCAACTCCGCCTACCCCAACTCCGCCTACGCCTACTACGCCTACCCCAACTGCGCCTGTAGGCGACTGCCCCGGTCAAACTCCGTTCTATGGCAACCGTTGTACCGCTGGAGACGTGGCTTTTGACATACTACAGTATTGCACCGGAGGAGTGGGGGCCTGCTCATTTGCTAGCGGTGCTCAGTGTTTGTTGTTCTGTATATAATTTTGCTAGTATCTACTCATGCTAACAACTGAAGATATTCAATGGCCACCTCAAAAGCCAAAACATCCTTTAATAGCTCTTGCTTTTGGTATTGATGGAGAGATTGTTCATACAATTGTCACCTACGTTCCTTTTTATGAAATGATACTAAATTCAAGTTCAATTATTTGTAAGTCTGACTCTTGCAATACGGTTGAATTTATAGATAAAAAGGGCCTTTCTATAACAACACTGACAACAACTCCTTTATTTGGGTCAGTTTTAGCAAGTTCACCAGATATTTTTGTTTTGTCTAGACGTTCGGACGATAACGCTTCGGTTGTTGACCCAGGCAAACACCCTTGGTACCGAAGTGTAGAAGCTGGCTGGAAATACGACGAGAATGGTATTCTTCCCCTATGACAGAAACTCCTTGGCAACGTTATAAGAAAAATTTGGGTGACACACGCCCTTGGGACATGGTTAACCCTAATGTTGACAAAGCCTCTGAAGAAGAGGCCGAAGCTCGTTATAAGACATGTCTTGGGTGCCCTGAACTAATAAAACTAACAAAACAGTGCAAAAAATGTGGTTGCTTTATGGCGGCTAAAACTAAGTTAAAGGGCGCAACCTGTCCTCTTGGAAAGTGGTGAAAAATGTCAGAACAATACCCAGTAAAGATTAAAGAACCTTTTGTTGTTGAGAGCATCCTTCCGCCAGATGAGCTTTTAAAGCTTCAACAACATGCAATGCTTCTTTGGGCTACTAAACCAGCTTACGATAACAGTTTTGGTCGTCATCAGTGGTTTGGTGAACCTGAACTGAAACGTATTCACGAAATGCTGACCGATGTGGCAAGAGAATACTTTGAAAGCCCAACCCTTATGCCATCCTGGTGCTTAATGAGCACTTACGAAGGGGAAGCTGCAAAACTTTGGAAGCACAAGGATGATAATGCTTGTACCTATCACATCGACCTGTGCGTTTTTCAAAAAGAACCGTGGGCTATTTGGGCTGAAGGTAAGCCATACATATTAAAAGAAAATGAAGGCCTGTTTATGTATGGAAACGACCAAGAGCATTGGCGGGAAGCATTTACCAGTCCAGAAACTAACTTAGTTTGTAATGCTTTCTTCTTTTTCTGCGAACCTGACCACTGGTACTTTACCAAAGGACCTCAATATTTAGAGGTTATCAGGGGCAATGCAAAAGAACCGATGGGCATGATGTAATTGACAAAACTGTTAGTAAGCGTTGTCAATTACTGCGACCCTGAGTTTTACAGGACAGTAAAATTACTGTGGGACAACGCTTACAATAAAAAAAACGTTATATTTTCTCTAGTATCTGAGGATGAAATACAACATGATTTTTCTTTTATACCAAAAGAACAATTAATTTATAGATACTTTGATTTAAGTAAATACAGAGGTGGAGTTTGTTGGGCTAGAAAATTAGCAACTAAAGTAGAACAAGACTATGAATTCTTGATTCAATTTGATTCGCACACAGTTCCAATGCCTGGGTGGGATTTATCAGCAATAAGACGCTATTCAAAAATAAAAGACACAAAATATATAATTGCTTACGCTCCAGCTGACTATGAACTTAATGAAGACTGGACACCAGAGCTACAAAACGTTCCTAGACCATTTTCTAGTATGGCATCTCATTACACTGATTTGATACCTGGGTTTAACTTTCCTGGCTATAGAAGCGTAAATAAAGACACCCCAGAAAGAGGGTACTGGGTTACTTGTTGCTACCTTTTAGCACCTAAATCTTGGGTTGATGAAGTAGGTTTTGATGAAAACAGTTCCTTTAATACAGAAGAGTTTTTACTATCTTTAAGAACTTTTTCAAAGGGGTGGGCGGTTTACGCATTACAAACTTTAGACACTTATCATCATGATTCTCATAAACAGCCTGATGGCAGTGTTACTAGGGTTGTAAAGAGACCATGGGCAGACGATAGAAAAGAAGATTATTGGAATCACGTAGAAAAAGCTACAAATCTTTTAGGTAGAGTCATGTCAGGTTTAGAAGATGTATCAAGAAATGACGTTCAACAATTTTTTGAAATTACGGGGGTACCCAAAAAGTTTATGGACTGTTCAGAGTCCTACAGTTCATACGTAGAAATACCAAATCGTGCTTTTGGAATGCCCCCAAGACGACCTTAAAGCATGACAGTACAGAAAATATCTTAGACAATAGGGTGTCCCCAAAAGGAGGCTTAAATGGGCCGTTACGGTTTAGATTACTATGGTGTGGGTTTATATGGCCCTGCCACAATCGTTGAGTTTGACGCATCCCCATTTACTGCCCGCCCAGTTGGTTATGGAGCAATTGACCTAGAGTGGGTCCTCCCATCAGGAGCATGGGACCGCATTCGTTTAGTTAGAAACCCTTATGGCTTCCCGCTAGACCCTGATGACGGCGACGAACTGTATGAACAAATCAAGTCAACTTCTCTTGAGACATACTCAGACTCAGGTCTTCAAGAAGGAAGAACTTACTATTACTCTCTATTTGTTTTAGAGACCGCAACTCAAGTTTGGCTTAGAGCGGGAAATACATACGGTATTTCTGTAAAGAACTTTGGTACTTGTGATGCAATGTATAGATACTTGCCACAAATTTATCGTCAGCTAAGTCACCTTAACGTGGCGTTTGAAAACCGAGAGAACCAAGACCTTAAAGACTTTTTATGTCTATTTGCATTTGAATACGATTTAGAAAAAACATATGCCTACAACTTAATGTACTCATACGACACCTCTTTTGTAGATGGTCGTTACATCCCTCAACTAATGAAACAATTTGGATTAAGTTTTGAACCAGAAATTGGGCTAAAACAGTCAAGAGTTCTGCTTAGAAACGCGATGAAAAACTATAAAACAAAGGGCTCTAAGGATGGATTTGCAACCTACCTAAAGGCATTTACCGGATACGATGTTCAAGTTGTTCAAGGTAAAAATTTAATGCTTGATTTTAATGATTCATCATTTGAGCAAACCATAGGAAACTGGACTTCTTCAGCTTCAACTTTAGCAAGAATAACAAGTGGAACTGCTGGAATTAGCGCTTTTTCAGAATCTTCTGCGCCAGCTAGCTACCCAAATAAAATTGCTGGAGTTCTTCGCGCTACTGTTACTACTGCAGGAACCGTCACATTAACTTGTGGAAAATCTGCTCCGGTAACTAGGGGAGTTCCGGTAACGGCTGGTCAAGCATATACATATAGTGTTTATGCTCAAGCTGGAACTATTGCTAGAAATACAACATTAAGTATTGAGTGGTACAACTGTCGTGGAGCATTAATTTCTACCTCTACTGGAAGTGCTGTGTCTGTTGCTACAGGTAGCTGGCAACGCGTTACATTTGTAAATCAAACCGCTCCAACTAATGCAATGTTTGCCGTTCCTGTAATAACTTTGTCTTCTACAGCATTAAGTAACGTATTTTATTTTGACGCAATTCAATTTGAAAAATCAGATGTAGCGACCGCTTTTGAAGAGGCACGTGTTGTAAAAGCTACTTTTAAAGCATCTAGAATCAATGAGTTAACAAACCCTAATTTTCAAACAAACACCGAATGGACCGCTACTAACGGAACCTTAGTTTTAGCTAGCTCTATATCAGGAGCTCCAACTAAACTACTAGACGCGCTAGTTTTAAACCCAACAACTAACAACATTAACACTCGAATTAACTCAGAAAATATAAAGATAAAGGCTCCTAAACCGGATTACTTTACGTTTAGTTCCTACGTTAGGTTTTTAAATCAAGGAGCAAACCCAAACAGTTCTGATTTAGTTGTCCTACGTATTCGTTGGTACGACATTGACGACAACTTGTTAAACACTGAGTCTGGAACACCAATTGCAGTAACAACCGCTGATTGGTTTAGGCCATCGGTTACTGGGTACGCTCCAACTAACGCTGATTATTGCGTGGCAAGCATTGAATGGGTTCCTTCATCGACTCAAGTAAGCTTGATTGCGGATGAGGCGTTGTTTGAAAGAAGCGCTTTCTTAAACGAGTATTTTGACGGAACTGTCGGCGTCTCAACTGTTGGAAACCTGTTTTGGGAAGGCAGCACCAACGGCTCTAAGAGCCACCTGTATGTAAATAAGACCGTAGTAGAGGGCCGCCTCTTGTCAGATATTGACAACTACATTACTAACGGCACTCAGTATCAGCTTTTATTTGCTCAACCATCTTAAATGTATTAATATCGGCGTATGTTTGAACTCTTGGCTTCTGCTGCTTTTGGCGCTTTCTTCCTAGCTGTTATTGACCAGCTAGTAGATTTAAAGATGGCTAAGGCTTTGGCATCTTTATTATTTTCCGCTGGTGGGCTGGCCCTTCTAGGCGTGACTAATATCTCAACCTTCCTGGTTTTAATGGTGGCCTCGGCTTTCCTATCGCTTTTTATGGTTGTAGCCGCCGACCGCATGACCACCTTCAAACCAGCCATAACACGCCCAACTAGACCAGAAGAGTAAGTCGGGTATAGTCTGCGACTCCAAGATGGGAGTCAAAATGACATATTCAGTAGTAATCGCAGGTAACGGCGAAACTAGTCGTGCAAATGTAGAAGCACTTATGGCTGACCACTACTACGCCAATGGCGAAGGTGGAACATTAGTAGTTGCTTTTAATCAACGCCCAAGTCAGGGACAGGTGTGGGCAGCACAGTTAGCCAACCAGCAAAAGTTAGACATCGTTGTGTTTGCCAAGGCTGGCGCATTTCTAGACAGCATCTCTCACGCAACCCTCTCTGAGTCTGATACGCCAGTAGGCGATGCAATGACCGCTTTTAAAAATAAAAACGCTCAGGCATTCTTGCTATGGAGTGACGAAGACCCAGATTGTTTGGACGCACTGGCCTCTGCCAAAGCAGCCGAAATACCGGCCTACGACCTCTGTGACGGCCTAGCAGCCATTACACCAGTAGAAGATATCAAGCCCTCTGTAAAAAACCCTGAGATGCCGAAAGTTGAAAGTTCAACTAAATCTGCAGAAGAGGAAGAGTACGACGAGGACGAAGAAGAAATTGATGATGACGAGGAAGACTACGAAGAAGCGGTAGATGAAATCTACGCAGGA